AACTGGCATCTAACTGGCAGTGACTTTTTTAAAATGGTAAATATGAGAAACAAAGTAGTGATGAAATCGATTTCTAGCCTTGTAGGGTACGATAAGAACAATAAAAATCATCCACAAGAGCAAATAGACATACTAAAGCAAAATGTCTTGAAATTTGGCTTTACAACGCCTTTTCTAATTTCTAAGGATAATACGATTATTGCAGGGCATGGAAGGAAACTTGCTTGTGAACAATTAGGTGTAAAGAAAGTACCTTGTATTATTATAGATGATTTAACAGAAGACGAGATTAAAGCTTTAAGGATAAGTGATAATCGTATAGGAGAACTAGGAGAGACTAACTGGGACTTTTTGAAAGAAGAATGGCTAGAGTTAAAAGATAGTGGTTTAGACTTCTTAACAGGGTACCAAGAAGATGACTTTGATTTTATGGCAGATGAAACAGAAGTAGAAGAAGACGACTTTGAACCTCCTGAAGATGTAACAGAGATAGAAACCGATATTAAAAGAGGAGATATAATTAAACTAGGTAATCATAGACTTATGTGTGGAGATAGTACAATAGAAGAAGATATTTTAAAACTTATAAATAAAGAAAATATTACAGGAATACATACTGACCCTCCTTACGGTATTAATGAAGAAGGCGATAGGTCGGAGAGAGGTGGAGCTTGTCAAGGTAATAAATTAAAGAACTTTAAAGATGATACTATAGATTATGCAATAAAAGCTTTTGATATATCAAAAAGTTTAAATATTAAAAAACAAGTATGGTGGGGAGCTAATTACTATTGTCATCATTTACCTATGACTAATAATTGGTGTATTTGGGATAAGAGAGTTGAAGAAAATATGACAGACACACAATCCGATTGTGAGTTAGCATGGGTTTTAGATGGGCATAGTTCTGTAAGAATATTTAGACATGTATGGAAAGGCATGATTAAAGGTTCTGAGAATGGACAAAGAAGAGTACATCCCACTCAGAAACCTGTTGTTTTAGCAGCTTGGTGTTTTGATAAATATGATATGGGAGATAATATATTAGACTTATTCGGTGGCTCAGGGTCAACTTTAATAGCGTGTGAAGAGAAGAATAGGAATTGTTTTATTATGGAGTTTGAACCTCATTATGCAGAAGTAATATGTCAAAGGTGGGAGAAACTTACTAATAAAAAGCGTGAGGTGTTAAATGAGTAAAGTAGTTAAGAGGAAAGGTGGACCAATTAAGAAAGTTATCAGGGAAAGTATTATGCAAGAGTTAACTAAGATAGTCCAGAATGGTAATATATTGGGTGTTACAAACCAACAACTGGCTGACAAGTTTATTAAAAAACACGATATTAATATAAAGGTCCACACTATAGGAAATTATCTTAAAAAAGTGTATGAGAACATTCCTTCAGATGATATAAAACACACTCAGGTAAAACTAGAAGTAATGTTTAATAAAGTTTTCAGAATCGTTCAAGAAATGATAGCTACAGCACAAACACCGCAAGAGAAGAAAAACGCTGTAGAGTTGTTATTACGTGCTATGGATAAGTTTACAGACTTTTTAGAGAGTTTTGGGATTAAAGAGAAGGTTTCAGACAAAGTAGAGATTAAAGGTGTAGTGTTGCACGCAGAAGTTAACGCTGAAGAATTATCTAAACAAATATTAAGTGATGTGTAAATGGTTAAGGTTACCGTTCAAGACATAGCTAAAGCGTGTGACAAGCTGTCTAGTGATGAAGATAAGTTAAAAGCGTTGTTAAGGTATTGGTTTAGTTTTGAAGAGAATATATTAGTTTTTTCTAAATTCTGTTTCCCCGAATATTGTTTAGGCAATTCTCCTTCACATCATAACGATTTTATAGATTTTTTACTAGATGAAGATGACGGGTCTATAGCTTCTCCTAGAGGTTCAGCTAAAAGTACTGTAACAGGCTTATTTTTTATCAGCTGGTGCTTAGTCTATAACAAAGAAAAATATATTGTGTACGTTTCACAAAACCACGCTAAGACTGTTCAGTTCGTCGAGCCTATTGCAACAGAATTTAAGCTTAACAATCGTTTAAGGTGGTTATACGGGGACTTAACACCGAAAAAGAATAAAGACGAATCAGGAAGAGATAGAGAGGATTGTGTAGATATTAACGGGTGCAGAGTTGAAGCGGTAAGCTTTGAGAAGAACCTTAGAGGGTTCAAATACGGTAATATGCGTCCTACTCTTATCATTTGTGACGATATTGAAGAAGATAGCAGAGTTATCAACCCGATTCTTAGACAAAAGGATTCAGACAAGTTAAATAAAGTTATTATTCCTAGTTTGGATATTAACGGACGGTTAAAGATGATTGGGACTATATTGCACCTAGACAGCCTTTTGATGAAAAAAATAAGGTTGTATAAAGGTAAAATATTTAAGATTGAATACGAAGATGGGCGTTTATTATGGGGGGAACGGTTTACAAAAGAAAAGCTTAACAAGATTAAAGCTAGTATCGGCTCTGTAGCGTATCAACAAGAGTATTTAAACAATCCTGTAGATAATAGCACTTCAGTAATTAAATCTGAATGGGTTAGAGGTTGTTACGATTATAATTATAATTATTCTTACGATGATATGGACGAGTTATATTTAGGGGTGGATTTCGCGTTCAGTGACAGAGTATCAGCAGATAATAGCGCTTTCGTTGACATAGGTATAAAAGGTAATAAAAAATATTTGTTAAACATTATTTTAAAAAAAGGTCAAAGTTTGCCTAAACAAATGACGTTCATAGAATCATTGTACAGTGCACATAACTACGATATAATAGCTTTAGAGGAAAACAGTATTAAATCTATTTCGGCAGATATGACAGATTTTAAACTTCCTATAAAAATGTTTTGGACTGGGTCAAGAGATGATTCAGAAGTTAATAAGATAAAGAAAACAAACAAAGCTAAAACATACTCAAAAGTAAACGCTATTAATAGATTATCTGTAGAATTTGAAAATAAAATGTGGGTTATACCGTACAAAACAGAGAAACAACAACAAATCGCTGACAGTTTTACAAGTGAAGCTACTTCATGGGCGTTAGAGGACGGGAAACTGGTAGAATTAGGAGAACACCCTGATTCACCTATTGGTGTAATAATGGTTAACGAAGCATTAAGAATCCCCAAACAAAAAATGGGTGTTGTAAGTTTAAGTTTGTAAACCTATGAGTGGACAAGTAGCACAAGTTTTATAAATAAAGTACACTTTCTTATATTATGGAGCTAAGAATAAAAATAAAATTGTCTCCTGAAGAAGAAGCACGTTGGGAAGAGTTAAAAAATATACTTGGAACTCCTAATAACGCCAAGACTCTGAAAAAGATAATAGAGGTTATAAAGTTATAAAAATGGAAAATAAAATAAGTAAAGAATTGAAAGTAGAGCAAGAGGGAGAGAAGTTTTTTAGTACTTTAACTAAAACGTACGATTACGCACCTAAATATAAAACTACTACAGTTCAAAGAATGGAAGTAATGAGCCGTGACTGGTGTGAAGAGAATTTAGAAACTTTGAAAGAAGAAAATACTAAAGCTAGCCTAAAGATTGCTGACAATGATAAGTTTTTGGCTGATATGAACCCTGAAGACTTTGAAGAAGAAATATTTAAAGAGTTTGTAGACCATTTTGAAGAGAAATATAAACCTATGTTAGAATTAAAAGAAAAGTTGGACGATTATAGAGCTAAACAGTCCGCTAACGAACAATTTAAGATAGAATTAAAAGAGCAGCAGAAGTTTATCGAGCATTATGAAGAAATGTTAAGTAAATGGGTTGTATATAGTGAGGAGTAAATGATAGTAATTAAAGGAAGAAAATATATTTTAGCTGGAGAATTTAGGAAAGACCAGCAAAAAGAAGTTAAAGAAGTGTTAGAAAAAGAGTTAGGTATAAGAATAGTCTGTTTTGTTACTTCTGCTAACACTGAGTTTATAGAATTTGTTACACCAGTTAAAAAAAGGTGGTTTAATTAATTAACCTCAATATTTATAAACTCTATTCTTCACATAATATTATGAAACATATTGATATTACTTATGATAACTCAAAACAAAAAGAACTTACACAAATTCAAGAGTATAAAGAAACACTTAAAGAGCAAGTAGACATGCTTGCAAATAATAATTCTGACAGACCCAGCAGCTTTCACATTTTAACAGATTATTATAAACATTTAATTTCGTATTATGCAGGGAATCCTACATTAATAGACTCTTTTTTCTTATACCAGTATTCAGATACTCTTATTACTATATTTGACGTTTTAAATAAGAAAGTGTTTAAAGGAGGTTTAGAACTTGTCCCCCTGAAAGATAACCCTAACAAGCAAGAAGAAGAAATGTTAAACGACTTTATAGAGTCTGCTAACGAGAACGGCGAACCTTTAGTCGAAGTTCTTAAACAAGTAGAAATCGGAGGAAATTGGAGCAACCTTAGGAGTACTTTAATTTTGAAAGATTACGTTGTTAAAGGTGGAGTTCCTGAAACTATGGCAATTAAAGAGATTTTACACATTGACCCGTTAACTCTTGAACCTATGAAAGATAAAAAAGGCAGGATTGGGCATTGGATAGACGGAACAAAAATGTTTTTTAGTCTAAAAGACCGTAACCAGTGGGTACCAGAAGAAGAGGTTAAAGATAAGTTGTACTTATCAGCTGATTATAGAATTAACACTGACGACGGGTACACTTATTATAACAGAACAGAATTAGTAGTGAACAAAAAGTTTCCAGCTAATCCTATCTTTGCGCTAAAAAATAAAATCTTAGCGTTAATTGAGCAAGATAAATATATAGCTAACGAATACTCAGAAGGGAAACCGACAAAAAAGTTAATGATATTCAAAGGGCGTAACTCTGAAGAGATAGACGGGAGCTTGTTAAATTATTCTAACGCTATAAAAGAAGACCCTAACAAACAACATATTATTACAATGGGAGGGGTTGAAAATAATCAAAGCGTGGTAGAAGTGGTTGACTTGGTTAAATCTATGGAAGAAATGCAGTTAACAGATATGAGAAACGAGTTTAGAAACGCTATTGGAGCACCTTACGGAGTATCACCAGTTTATCAAAATGATAACAAAAAGGGCGGGTTAAGTTCTGATAGTATGGACATAGAAGTAACTAACGAGTCAATCGAAGCTAACAAAGATTATTATGACCAGTTATTGAAATATATCTTTAATCGAACTTTAGGGATTACTGATTGGGAAGTAAAAACAAAGAGTAACGAAGAAGAAGACGACGCTAAAATTGAAGATTTGTTAAGCAAAAAACTTGCAAACGCTGAAAAGATTTTAAAGTTAGGCGGTAAAGCGAAATTTGTTGCAAAAGAAAACACTGTTATTCTTGAAGATACAGAACTAGAAGTTAATGAACCTAAAGAGGACGACGACGAAGACGATTTAAACGAGTTCAGTAAAGAGTATAATGAAATTCAAAAACATAAATACACAAAAAGAACGGGAAGTCCAGGGAATTATCAATATGAGTATGCAGAAGAAAGTGAGACTAAAGTTAAAAATGAGAATATGGGGAAAAATAATAGAGTTAACGAAAAACATAAAAAATTAATTTCTGATTTTTCACAAGAAGATTTTTATCATATATCTAAAGACAAAAATTTTAAACCTAATGTAAATTTTGAAAATGACGGGCAAGAGTTTGGCAACGGGTTATATATAACAAGTGATGTTATAGGTTGGGATAAATCACTTAAAGGGAGAGACAACGCCTTTAAAATAGATATAAATAAACTTAATATTGTAAAAGAAAAAAATATGCCTTCACAAAAAGAGATGGTAGAAGACTTAAAAAAAAAAAATTATGATTCTAAAAAAATTCGTGATGCTATGCCTAAAGGGGATACTTTCAATAGGAATAAAA